ACAGAGGACCAAAATGCAATAACAAACAAAGCAAAGCAAGAAGCTATTGTTACTGCTGCTTCTGATGCCACAACAAAGGCCAACAATGCAAAACAACAAGCGATAACTTCTGCAGCTGCTGATGCCACCAACAAAGCTGATAAAGCAAAACAGGATGCAATCACTTCTGCTGCCGCCGATGCAACAACCAAGGCCGATGCGGCCAGGAATGCCGCAAAATCTTACACAGACGACAGAACCGAACCTCTCTGGAAAGGATGGATCGATGCATCCGCTTTGGATCAGACGAAGTATTATCCGGTAGTATTCTACTGTGAACCCGGACGTCGGTCGACAATAAGGCTTGAGGTTGCATTAAATTCAGGAGTCAAGCCCGGCTGGTCCACTCATGCCAGTGGTTTCTCTGTGCGTTGTGTCTGGTCTGTAAATGGAGGTGGCTGGGGGACAACCCCAATCAATAGAATTATAGATGATTTTGCTTATTCTTTTGCTAATGTCATTCCTGCGGGTGATGTCGGGCAGATGACCAACAGTTCGCGTGAGTATATTTATGTACGAGGGGGTGGTAAATACTACTTTGTCGCCACCAATACCGGTACCCCATTTCTGGTGACCTCTGATTATACAGCAAGCAATCAAACGATCAGTGTAAAAACTTCTGTAACAACACCTGCTATAACAAATGCCA